CACAGCCAAATGCATCCCCCGAGATTAAATGTCTCGAAAGAGCATTCGATCCCCCGTGAGCCTTTCGGCCCACGACCCTACCCTTTAACAGGTAGGGACCCACCTCAGCTTGATGTAGACGGCTTGAGGACGTCCAGAACGTTCCAAGTGATTTCCGTCGGCAAATGGCTGTTCGCCGCGTTTAAGGAAATACTTGAGTAGAGCACCAGGCCCCTCTAAAGAATTTAGAGGTGCTTGGCCCGAAACCACCGCGGCCTTGACAAGAGGCTTTTGGAGGTCGGAACACTCCTTCTCACCTTGAGGTGAGAGTACGGAGTGTCTACCCATACCTGGCGATGTTGCTTCGACGATCGGAAAGGGAATAAATTCCCGGATCTTTTCATCGATATAAGCACAAGTCCTCCACAAACCAGCCCAATAGAGCTGGTTACGCAGAGAACAAAGGCTAACCATCTCCAGAACGTCCCTCCGTTGAGAAGGGAGCATGCGGCGGCACCTGACAATCGATACGTCAGAGCCTCCATAATACTCCTTTCCACAAGACTCTCTGAACCTCCCGGTCCAGAAAGACTTGTTCATGTTCACCACAAGCCCAAAAGCTTGTAGCTCATGAACAACGGACTGCACGTATTCCACGGGGACGATAATATCATCCCCATAGACGCGCACCCGACCTTCGAGTCCTTTAATGAACTCTCGGGTCACTGGTGTGTTGAGCTCCTTGCTTATAGCACGGAGGATAATGGTCAGAAAGACCATGGCCTCCATGGGAAAACAAAGAGCCGATCCCATAGACGCGAACTTGGCGAGGCGTTGAACGCCATAGCCAGGTACGTCCGCTCGTCGTGAACGAGTCGCTTCGATCGCATCTGTAAGATGCGGCCAATAGCGAGTAAGCTCACGAACAAGCTGATTGGAAACACGATCGGATGCTTCACTTAAATCAAGTGTAGCAAGCGCGCCCGAAAGCGAGCCGTCTCTAGCCATCTGCTGATTAGGCTTTTGGTCAGAGAATCCAATAAAGTGAGAAAGCGAGTCACTGCTTTCAATCCTTTCAACGATCACCTCCATAAGCCCTTGCTGCATGTATTGCATACAAGTAGGCTCGATGGCGATGATCCTGGGTGTTTTCAACGTTTTAGGAACTGC